ACTTCTGGTCACAAGATACTCCATTTGTGGATGCAAATGAACTTGTGCGTACCTATAGTAAGCAACCACAAGAGGTAAAGCTTGCTCGATTATTTGGCATACCAAGCAAGAGCTTTGAGGGCAAGTTCGCAAAATTTCAGCGTGAGACAAATGTAATAGAACATAGCAAGATTCCTTTTATTCTCGATCCATCTGTACCTGTAACTCGTTACTTTATTTGCGATCCAGGTGGAAGTAAGCCGTGGGTCGGTATATGGGCTGGGGTGACAAAAAACAAGAATATATATATCTATAGGGAGTTCCCAGATAGTACGATGGGGGCATGGGCTATCCCACATATTAATGGTGCTGGTAAAGCGGTTGGTAAACCTGGTCCTGGACAAAGACCTATGGGATGGGGCTATTCACAATATCAAGATTATTTTGAAGCACAGGAAGATGGTGAGGAAATATTTGAGCGACTAGTTGACCCACGTATGGGTGCAGCCACAGTTCGTACAAAAGAAGGTGAGAGTAATATAATTAACACTATGGCAAACATGGGATTTGTCATGCGTGCTGCACCGGGCGTGTCCATAGACTCTGGCATTGCAAAGATAAATGATGCACTTAGTTGGGATGATACAGAACCCATGACCGAGAAGAACTCACCCAAGCTTTACTTCTCTGATCATGTTGAAAATACAATCTCATCCATGCTTGAATATGCAGGTGAATCAAAAAATGATTACTTCTCCGATCAGATTGACTGCCTGCGTTATTTATTCGTGAGTGGTGCAGACCATATCACACATCGAGACATCCGAGCAACAGGTGGTGGTAGTTATTAAGTTGACTACATAAGACTTCTTTTGTAGCTTTATGCTACACATGCTCTCTGCATCCGATCCCGAACTTTTATACGCCTCTAAAGAACCTGACATTGCATACTTGTCAGAAGCGTACAAACGTACGCAAAGTGACTTGGGCGAGTGGTTAGACCGCAGACAACGTGACTATGATACTCGCCATTGCTTATGGGCAGGCAAGAGTGATGACTTTAAAAAACACTCATCGCAAAATTCGACAGGTCAAGTATTTCCTTGGGAAGGTAGCTCAGATCAATCCATCCGACTAGCAGATGAGAACATAGGAAGTAGAATAGCTATGTGCATGAACTCAGTCAGGCGTGCTAACATTGTAGCTACTCCTGTTGAGAGTAATGATATAGAACGTTCCAACGTGGTATCCATGTTTATCAAATGGCTCATCAATGCCAAGATGGATGAATTTTTCCCACAGGTTGAATTAGGATTAAATCATTTTTTCGAGAAAGGTATGATGGTTCACTATTGCTGGTACGAGCAACAGGAACTCAAGCAGCAACAAACTATTAAGCTTCAAGAAATTAGCCAAGCACTTCCACAAATTGCCGGAGCAATACAGGATGGTAGCATGGATGAGGAACTCACAGAAGTCCTCAAGGAACAATTTAAAGTAAGTAAGGCAAAGGCACGTTCAATGTTGCGTGAAATGCGTAGTGATGGAGAGACTACAGTACCTGTAACTAGACAAGTAGTAAGCAGACCCAAGATCAAAGCACTTGCACCAGATGAGGATGTCTTTTGGCCTAGTTATACTATAGACCCACAAGAAGCACCTTACATGTTTCATTGTGTGTCAATGACACCAGAGCAATTAAAAGGTAAAATCAACACCGAGGATTGGTCAGAAGAGTTTATTGATGCTGCAATAGAAATGGCAGGCAAGGGAACAAGTGATGATAATCTTTACACATTGCGTGATGAGGATGAGTTTACACGCACCAACGATAATGACCTAATTAGAATAGTGTACTGTTATCAAAGGCTTTTAGATGACGATAATACACCTGGCATTTTTTGTACGATTTACCATCCCGATATTCCTGATCTTTATGCCAAGCATCAATTGCTTGATTATGCACATGGAAAATATCCATTTGTAATTAGCACGCTTGAGAAAACAAGCAAACGGATGTACTCGTCGCGTTCAATGCCAGAAATAATTGAAGGCCCACAACAAGTACTCAAGGTTGAAACAGACTCTGCAATTGATGCACAAAGCTTAACCACATTGCCCCCACTTTTACATCCTTTTGGACGTAGCCCAAGTGCATGGGGGCCTGGTGTACGTGTGCCATATCGCACGCCAGATGAGTATCGATTTGCAGACACGCCACGTGGAAGTGGTGTAAATGTTGAGCTACGCAGATATATTGTTGAGCAGGTAAATCGTTACTTTGGAAGGCCAGGCCCAGGCATCGATCCGATGGAAGCCCAGATGAAGCAACAAGAGTGTGTGGATAAAGTATTTCACCACTTGAAGCATGTCATCGATCAAGTGTTTAGCTTGTACCAACAGTATGGGCCAGACGAAGAATACTTTAGAGTGACAGGTGTGCAAGACATGCAGAAGTACTCCAAGGGTAATCCTAGAGAACGCTTTGATTTTTATATGCAGTTTGACGTGGCAAGCCAAGATCCCGAACAAATGCTTGAGCGTGTAAAAGCAATTGCACAACTTGGTGGACAACTCGACAAGTCAGGCGTGCTTGATACAGAGAAATTACTTGTCATGGCAGTTGGTCAGATATTACCCGGTGCTGCTGAAAGTGTCATGCTTCCTAAAGAGACTGCAAGTCAGAAAGCAGTTGAGGAAGAACGACAAACAATTGCAGAAATCTATGCTGGTGTACCACCTAATGTACGACCGAATGATTCGCACGAGATGAAATTGCAAGTCTTCCAGCAATGGTTACAACAACCAGATGTAGCACAAAAGGTACAACAAGACCCTGCCTTACAGGAGAGAATTTCTAATTATATGCAGCAAAGAAATATGCAAATTCAACAGAAACAAAACGCTGAAATTGGGAAGCTCGGAGCAGCACCCACACAATTCGGACAAACAGGAGGATAACATTATGCCAGGATACGGAATGAAAAAGAAACCCATAAAAAAAATGGGTAAACGTAAAAAGAAATAATGGCAAAAGGTGTAAAACATTATCTCAGAGATGGAACAACTTGGGATAAAGGTTATCATAAGATGCCAAATGGAAAACTCCACACAGGAAAGATGCATGGTAAAACAAGTAAACCTTTATTTCATTTTGGAAAACTTTCTGAGGTTGCTAAAACCAAAGCACGCAAGAGAAAATGATTACCTACCGAGGTGAAAAGTTTAGTGCATACAATAAACCAAAAAGGACTAGTGGTAAGTCCAAGAAGTTTGCCGTACTTGCCAAGCAAGGAGACGATGTAAAGCTTGTACGCTTCGGAGATCCAAAGATGTCCATTAAGAAAAACCAACCTGCACGCAAGAAAAGCTATTGTGCAAGGTCAGGTGGGATAAAAGGTAAATCAAATAAACTTAGTGCCAACTATTGGTCACGCAAAGCATGGGATTGTTAAATGTCACTATATAAAAATATACATGCGAAAAGAAAACGCATTAAAGCTGGAAGCAAAGAGAAGATGAGAAAGCCTGGAACAAAAGGCGCACCAACTGCCAAGTCATTTAAGAAAGCAGCTAAGACTGCACGTAAAAGAAAATAATGGATGCACGAATTTCAACGTGAGTGGTATGCCATACTGACCCTATTCTTCTTTTTCCTAGAGCGTGACTTAATAATGGACACCCTATTTATAATCCTAAAACTAATATTAGAATTTTCCCAATGAGAAAACGTAAAACCTACCACGAAATCGATCCCGAAGAAGCACTAGCTGCAATAGCCATGTTGAAGAACGATCCACATTTTAAGAAGTATATTCAAATGCGTGAAGCAATGAGGGAAGAGGTTATCAGGCAACTGCAAACCAAGACAATCGTGGACAATGTAAACAGACATTACATGGTATCTGGTAAGCTTGAAGCAATCGATGAGGAACTCGATACATTTTATAAACTTTAGTTGGTTATAGTTAGTATTCTTGTGCATAATTAGCCCTTACGACTTTTGTGGGATTTGGTCGTAAGGGCTTTTTGTTTGCCATTATTGCTACATTCGACTACCTTTTGCTACACTAGGTAGTTCATACCTTGATCTAATATGGAAGAAGTAATTGATGAGGTTGTCTCAGAATCCTCCGAAAGTTCTGTTGATAGTATAACGCAAGGTGAAGGTAACCTAACAATGGCTGAACTCGCATCAAGTCTGATGCAGAAACGCCAAAGTGAGGATACTGAAACCACCGAAGAGGAATCTGAATCTGTTGAAGAAGCTACGGAAGAAGAGGAATTAGAGGATCAGTCGGTTGAACCGGATGAATCAGAAGAGTCTGAGCTTCCTGTACAGTCTTCAGAAAATGTTCTTTCTCAAAAGTTCGATATAGACTTGGACACGTTGTCCGAGGAGGAGGCAAAGCACCTTGCCAAGCAATTGAACGCATCTGCGATCAAACGATTTGGTAAGCTAACTGCCCAAAAGGCTGCACTCTTGGTAGAAAATCAAGAACTGCAAGCACAGGTGGAGCAAGCACCAGCACCAATAGAAACACCTGCCTTCCTAAAAGACAATGCCCTGCACAACGTATCAGACGAAGTTGCACTCCAAAAAGAAGTTGAGAACCTTAGTACGCTCATTGAATGGGCAGACGAAGGGATGGAAAACGAAGTGGAGTACGATGACGCTGGTAATGAATATGTGGTCAAGGATTCTGACAAAACTTACACCAAAGCTGATCTCAAGAGAATCAAAGCGAATGCAAAAAAGATCCTTCGCAAAGATGCTCCAGCAAGACAAGCATGGATTAAG